CTTCTAATCTTAAAAAGTGTAACTATATTTGCAACGCTTGTGATACAATTAAGAATAGAAAAAATAAACTTAAAAGACTAGCCGCCTCTATAGGTCAGGCAGTCTATAATAAGTACGATAAAGTAAAACGAGGCCATATCTATGTAGTATCTAACCCTGCATGGAAAGGTTGGTACAAGGTTGGCATGGCTGTAGATGCAGAGGATAGGTGTAGAACTTATCAAACATCTAGTCCTTTACGTGATTTTAAATTAGAGTACTCTGAGTTTTTTGCTGATAGAAAAGAAACAGAAAAATTAGTACATGATAAACTTACAGCCACAGGATGCGATAACAGAGGAGAATGGTTTAAGCTCTCTTTAAATAAAATTAAAACTATTATAAAGGATATGCCCAATGAGTCTTAATAATGTAGTGCCTGACATCTACAAACACCTTGAAGGTTTGTCAGACGGTAAGCCTCTGCCGCTTACAGAAGAAGACATTGATAATACATTGTCAGGTATTAAAGAGGCTTTGATGTCTTGGGCGGCTCCTTCTGAGCGCAACAAAGACTTTACTGTGCGTATGTCTAATGTCGGCAAGCCCGCACGACAGTTGTGGTTTGAAAAACGTGATCCTCAAGGTCGTGGTCTTGTTGACGGCCCAACGCAAATCAAGTTCCTATACGGCCACTTGCTTGAAGAGATTGTGTTGATGCTTGTACGGATGACAGATCACAAAGTAACAGACGAGCAGAAAGAAGTAGATGTTAATGGTATTGTAGGTCACATGGATTGCAAAATAAACGGTGAGGTAGTAGATGTAAAGACTGCTTCTCGCTTTGCGTTTAACAAGTTTAAAGATGGCCGCTTAGCACAGGATGACCCTTTTGGATACCTTGGTCAGCTTGCAGGATATGAAGCGGCAGAGGGTACAGAGAATGGTGGGTTCTTGGTTATCAACAAAGAGAGTGGCGAGTTGTGCATGTACACGCCCGATGACATGGACAAGCCTAACATAAAGACATCAATTAAATCTCTGATTCCTGCATTAAAGCTTGACACTCCTCCTGAATTATGCTATACTCCCATACCTGATGGTAAGAAAGGCAACATGAAATTACCTAAAGGTTGTAGTTGGTGTAAATACAAATACGAATGCTACAAAGACTCCAACGATGGAGCAGGCCTAAGAACTTTCAAGTATTCCAACGGGTTAGCGTACTTAACTAAAGTAGAAGTTGAACCTAAAGTTGAGGAAATAATATGAACAAAAAGAAAACCAAGCGCATCCAAGCCCAAGCCTCAGTGATTCTTGTTGATTGGTTGCGTAGTTTGTTGAACGAAGAAGAAGGCCTTAAAATAAATACTAAAAACTATTTAAAATTTATGCCCACACAAACTCACTTTATGGCCGAACGAACTATGTACTTGAACGCTTATCATCCTAAGTGGATCAAAAATAAAATAAAAAGACTTTTAGTTATCTGGCCTGATCGTGCTATTGAAAGTATAACACTAAAGGATATACAATGGATAGCAAAGTCTTAGATGTTAATCAAATGATTATAGCAGTAGGTAGTTTTCTTTACAACTCAGACAAAACCATAGCCGATGTAGATAGTGAGTTCCTTGCTGATCTCCATGCTGTAATAGGCTTAGAGCTAGAAAAAAGAGAGGCGGTTATACATTGACTAAGATAAGAAAAGGTAAGCGTAAGCCCAGAGCAGTCCGTCCTGAGTCTAAGAACTTAGTAGTTGGATATGACTCTAACTGGGAATATGAATTACATACAGGCATACTAGACTCTTGGAGTTGTCATACTGATAAGCTCCCATACACCGTTGATCATCATTATCATCCTGATTTTATACGGGAGATTGAAGGGAAGAAAATATTGCTTGAAGCCAAGGGTAGATTTTGGGATTACGCAGAGTACAGTAAATACATTTGGATCAGTAAGGCTTTACCCGAAGACACTGAGCTAGTGTTTTTGTTTGCTAATCCTAGCGCCCCAATGCCTCAAGCTAAGAGGCGCAAGGACGGGACTAAAAGAAGCCACGGAGAGTGGGCTAGTGCCAATGACTTTAGATGGTTCAGTGAGCATAGTATACCTGACAACTGGATCAACGTAAAGAAGAGAGAAACTTTCAATGACTAACGAAATAGAAGAGTACTTAAAAATGAAACAAGATATGGCTAGACTTAATGATGCTACACCCGAAGAGTGGGACAGAGCTACTAGAGGTTGGAGTAAAGCCTCCTCTGCTATTACTGAGGCGGTTGACCATCCTCCGCATTACAACCACGGAAGTATAGAAACTATTGATTACATTGTAGATGTACTAGGTGTTGAAGGTGCTATCGTTTATTGCCACGGTAATGTGTTAAAATATACAGGCTCTAGGTTATTTAACAAAGACAAACCTATACAGGATGCACGTAAAGCTATATGGTATTTAAATAAAATAGTAGAGTTATTAGAGAAAAAAGATGGAAGAAGTTAATCGTAAAGATAAAAGAAGAGATAGTTTTTTAAGAAAGAAGAAGTTTAAAAAGATTCAGAGTTCTTCTAAACTAAAAGAAACTAAGCGCAAAGAAAACAAAAACATTAAACATTTTACAGAGGAATAGAAATGGATCAGTACCAACAGTTTATACACAAGTCACGCTACGCACGATGGCTACCCGAACAAACTCGCAGAGAAACATGGGAAGAAACAGTCTATCGTTATGTTCAGTTCTGGAGAGACCGTGAACAGATCACAGTTAAAGAAGGCAAAAAACTATATGATGCAATACATGACCTAGAAGTTATGCCTAGTATGAGGTGCATGATGACAGCGGGCCAAGCACTGGACAAAGATAATGTAGCAGGGTTTAACTGTAGTTACTTGCATATAGATTCTCCTCGTTCTTTTGACGAGCTTATGTATGTGCTTATGTGTGGTACTGGTGTTGGGTTTAGCGTAGAGCGCAACTTCATTAACAAACTGCCTGAGATTGCTGAGAGTTTTCACCCTACAGACACTGTGATTGTTGTTGCTGACAGTAAGATTGGTTGGGCTTCTGCATTTAGAGAACTAATTAGTTTGTTGTACGCAGGTAAGATTCCTAAGTGGGACATGAGTAAGGTGCGTGGTGCAGGAGAAAGACTTAAAACATTTGGTGGTCGTGCATCAGGGCCAGAACCACTCATAGATTTATTTAACTTTTGTGTAGGTGTATTCTCTAAAGCCGCAGGGCGTAAGCTAACATCCTTAGAGTGCCACGATGTTGTGTGTAAGATTGCAGACATTGTAGTTGTAGGCGGCGTTAGGCGTTCAGCACTCATAAGCCTATCTAATTTAACTGATCAGCGCATGGCTAGAGCTAAGAACGGTCAGTGGTGGGAGAACGAGGGACAAAGAAGACTAGCAAACAACAGCGTAGCGTATACAGAGAAGCCTGACTTTGAAGCTTTCTTAAATGAAATGCAGACCATGTATGAATCTAAAGCGGGTGAGCGTGGTATCTTTAGTCGTGTTGCGGCACAGAAAGTTGCAAGCCTTAATGGTCGTAGAGATTCTGAGCAAGACTTTGGTACTAACCCGTGCAGTGAGATAATACTACGCAGTAATCAGTTTTGTAACTTGTCTGAGGTAGTTATACGGTCTGATGATACTTTAAAGACTCTTAAATCTAAAGTAGAAACAGCCGCTATTATCGGTACGCTACAAGCAACTCTTACAGACTTCCGTTACTTGCGGAATGTTTGGAAGCGCAACACAGAAGAAGAAGCACTGTTAGGTTTAAGCATGACAGGCATTATGGATCATCCTACTTTGGGGGTATCCTCAGACAAGACAGCACAGTGGCTAGAGGAGCTAAAGAATGTCGCTATTAAAACCAATAAGAAGTGGGCTGAGAAGCTTGGAATCAATCAGTCTGTGGCTATTACTTGTGTTAAGCCAAGCGGTACTGTATCTCAGCTTGTTGATAGTGCCTCTGGTATTCATCCTCGTTTTTCTAAGCACTACATTAGACGAGTACGTTCAGATAAGAAAGACCCACTTGCAGTCTTTATGGAGCAAGCAGGATTCCCAGTAGAGCAAGACGTTATGTCGCCGTCTTCAGTTGTGTTTAGTTTTCCTGTGAAGTCTCCTAAGACTAGTACAACAGTTAAACAAGTTGGAGCTATGCAACAATTAGCTTTGTGGAAAACATATCAGAATCATTGGTGCGAACATAAACCAAGCATCACAGTCTATTACACAGACGATGAGTTTCTTCAGGTAGCACAGTGGATTTGGGAGAACTTTGATTTGTGTAGCGGAATTAGCTTACTTCCATACAGTGATCATGTATATCAGCAAGCTCCTTATGAGGACATAGATGCCGATAAATATAAAGAGCTATTAGCTTCTATGCCAAAGGGCGTTGATTGGGAAGACTTAGGAGACTTTGAACAGGAGGACAATACTACAGGCTCACAGGAGTTGGCTTGTGTAGGTGGTGCTTGTGAAATCTAAAGAAGCTAATGTCTTAGGATTCAAGATACTGATAAATTCTGACGGGCATGTCGTTACAGAAATGAGCGGCATTCCCGAAAAGGATATGCATAAAGCCTTTAAAGATGATGAACTAGAACTCATGCGTAAAATAGTCTTACTGACTAAGCCTAAACTAGAAGAGATACACGAGTTCTTAGAGTCAGAGTTAAGTGCGCTTAATCATGTTGTAAATTAAGCTACAAACGTATTGTATATAATACAAAAACAACAAAACAAATTAATAACAACCAGTACTGTCTTTATTACAGCTACAGTATGGGCATCAGAAGATGTGTTATCCACTGTTTCGCCTAGGCTTAAAGCCCACAGTGTCCACATCCTCTTCATAGTCTACCACTTTTCTCTGTTAGCCCAATAAGCCGCAGACATTTTTCCTTTAGCTATATTTTTTCTATGACGAGCTTTGAAAGAGGCTCGTTTCTTTTTCATACGGTCAGATTCACCCGCCTTGGGTTTTCCTGCGGTGCTTGCCCCCTGTTCTCCAAACCTAATCGTCTTGATTTTGTCACCTTCTTTCGCCACGACAACATGGCTTTTCTTTGGATGCTTGGGGGTACGTTTCGGTTTATTGAATCCACTAACTCCTGCCCTCTCTAGTCTTGGGTCTCTTTTCTTTTTAGCTTTACCGCCTTTCTTGTAGTCTTCTCTCATCGTTTCTTTCCTTTATGAAGGCCATGCTTAGCGTGTTGTTTGCCTTTGGCTGTAGCTTCTCTTTTCTTTTTATTAGCCGCCGCAAGTTTCTTTCTACCTGCCGCAGTTGATTTAAGTTTTTGTATAGTCTTTTTAGGCGCATAGACTTCGCCAGTTTTACTGCTAGGTTTTCCAGATGCAGTAGTCCACTTTTGCTTTGTCCATTTCTTTAAAGACTTTTGAGATTTTTTAAGTGCCATTATTTCTTATGAACCTTTTGTACTTTAAAATTAGCCTCAAGTGAAGCGCCCTTGTGCTTAACAAACTTGCCAGTGTGCTTCATTAGATTCATTGTACCATCTTTCTGCTTCATCCAGTGATGGCCTTTAGGTGCTTTAACTTTCATTTATACCCGCCTCCTTTAGCTTTGTATTGTTTGGCAAGCATCTGAGCCTTTCGTGCGCTCCACTGCCCTGCTTTGCCGCCCTTAGAACCTGCTTTAATTTTGTTAAATAAGTTCTTACGCATTGTAGGCTTGGTATAATTACCCGCCTTGTTGACTGTTGATTTCTTTTTTGCAGGCATTAACTATTCCTCGCTACTGATTTTGTTTTCTCTACTGTACGCATAGCTCCTAAACCTAACATGCCCATTAAGACAGGTGTTAGTAATGAAGCATCAACCTCCGGCACAACAAACCATATGCCCAGTATTGGCGATAAAATTGTGTTATACAGCAGGGCCATACAACAACACCATCCAACAGCGGGCCGCCACCCAGAAACAAACAAGCTCCTGTGCGCCGCCTCAGTTTTGTTAACTTCTAACTGACCCTTGGCAAGCTCTTGAGCGTGTCGCTCTGCCATCGTACTTATCTCGTGTGCTAGTGCCGCCTTCTTGTCCTTGTCTTCAATGAACTTGTCCAAGAGTCCTGACACTGGTCCTATTAATTGTTCTAACATAATTTCACCTAATAATTACTGCATAAATACACAACCCTAAAAGAATCATTGCCAATGCAAGACCCAACCATGTTGCGCTGTCCGACCAATCTTGACCTGAAATCATTCAAATATCTCCGTTGTTTGAGGGTCTACGTACTTAGGTTTACAATAAGCCCTTACAGGTACAGGGTATGCTTCTTTAAATGTAATTCCTGCTGTACCTTCAACTCCTTGTAAGCTTATACTTCTACTAAAGTATGTGCATTTGTTTACATCTGCCCATACACCATACTCTTCTGTCTCTATTACAAGACCGTCAGCAGTAAGTGTTTCAAGCATTAATGCAAACACTAATTGTTTCATCGTATTACCGTACTATTTACATCGACCCACTGAACCTGACACTTGCAGTCAACAGGTTCGTACTTGTTGCTAGGTCTTGATAGTTCTTGACACATATAAATACAATGTGACTTCTTTAAATAATATTGTGTTTGTTCCTCGACTACTTCGCCGCTTACGAAAAACAATAGAGCAAACACCATCTTCATTATTGTTTAGCTAGTAAAGCCGCTACTAACGCAGAAATTTGATCGTTAGTCTTTTCTTGTATTTTTTCTTGACGGGCCAATGACTCTACAATTGCATCAACCTTAGTCTCTGTTACAGCTTGTGCTTGTCCGTTTTCAGCGGCCTTCTTAGCAGTCTCTTTAACTATGACTTCAATGCGCTTGACTTCTTTAGTAGTTGTTTCTGCATTGGCCTGTGCCGCACCGTAAGATATAGCACCGACAAATAAACTGACTACTAGTGGAATGGCCCATGTTGGGATTACAATACCTTTTTCTGACATTTTTTATATCTCCTAGTGTTTAAAATTAATAGCACCAAAGTACTGGTTTAAAATCATCTCGCATATCTACATGCACAAAAGCCTTTGCAACTCCAATGCCTACAAAGCCCATTGCACAGGCATGTCTAACTATTTGCATACGCTGTCGTCCACC